CCTGCCATATTTATTCCTCTTGTCGTTCTAAGAAGGCCACAGTATCCTCATACCCACCAATGACAGAGCCTTCATCAAAGGAAAGTTTATCAAAGTAGTCAGGTAATACTACAACAGGCACAGTCTTGTACCCCTTTACCTTCATCTGTCGTCTTACCTCAGGGAAGTTCTCAATAGGTATGCTGGTATAGTCGTGTCCCTTTTCCTTAATAAGCTCTTTTACTTTGTCACACCAAGGACACTTACGTTGTGTGATAACAAAGAAGTTGTAGTGCTTCATAGTACGATCTTTCCGTATGTAAGGTGTGAGGTAGTTAGGTGAGCAGTTTAGGCACATGCTCAGGTGAAAGTCGTTAAGTCAAGTCAACGATCTCACAGCTATCCCCAGAACACGCTAGTGTCTGACTTCCTGCTGTGTTGTCCTCTGCCTCATACTCTGACAGTTTAGACCAGTCAATAGCGTCTGGCATAACAGACAGTAGCTCCTCATAGTCACTCTTGCCTACCTCTTGATAAGGGGCCTGTTGATATGTGTGTTCGTTGTACGGAAGGAACGACACACCAGACATCTCATCGAAGTGTTTGTAGACAAAAGCACCTACCTCAAACCACTCATCCTTCTTGACGTTGATGGTCACACTTGGCTTGTGTTCACACCATGATCGTTGATAAGCCAACCACATCTCAAGTTGTTCAATGGCAGACATATCTGAGGTAGTCACTGCATCCGTAGGGGCCTTCATAGGGAAGCTGAACACTGTTGTAGCGTCTGGCTTCATTACGTCAGGCTCGTTAGGGATACCCTGATCCTTCATAAACTGTGTTAGTGGGTCTTTGTTATCTCCACGGACAGTACGAATGTAATAGTCTGAGTGACGAGCATGGATGCCGCTAGCGCTGTCAACAAGCTGGGAGACAGTACCACTGGGTTTAACGCAAGTGATAGCAGCAGAAACAGGCACGCCGAGGCGCTCAGCCCAAGTAGCATTAGTAGCAACGGCAACTTCTTTAAGGTGTTCAAGGGTAGCCTCCAGTCCTTTGTTCTTTGTTGTCATTAGAGGGTTGTCCATGATACCCGTGAGGGAGACCCCTAACAAACGTTCTTCCTCTGTGTTACGCTGCCACACCTTTCGTAGGTAAGGAAACTTAGTGTAGCTTGACTGGATCGTACCCAAGATAGTAGCCAGTTTAACTTTCTCAGACAGTGTTTCAAGGGTGTCTGTTGCTCGTACAACTACCTCAGTCAGGTTACAGAACTGGTATGGTCGCAAGATAATCTCTGAGCAAGGGTTAGTACCAAACTCAAAGTTAGGGTCACGACGACCATTCTTCTTAGCCTGAGCTACAGAAGCCTGACGGTTAAAGATACCACGTTCCCCTGAGCCGCTTTCCACTAGGGCCATCCACTCCCGCATGAACGACAAGGCATCTGGCTTCTCAGTGTAGCTTACGGAGTTGTTAGCCAAGGCACGTTGTGGATCATTCTCCCACCAAGAACCAGACTTAGCATGACGCATACGATCATCTGACAAGTTAGACAGAGAGATCATAGCAGAACGTCGGACACCACCTACAACCACTACCTCACCAATCTTACACATGATGTCGTGACACTCAACAGAGGAGAGCTTACGGCCCTTAGCGTTAGTGAACACACGTGTAACAAAGTTGAACAAGTCAATCAAAGGTGCGGGACCAGAGGCACGACCACCAAAGGTCTTTAGCTTTGCCCCGGCAGGACGAACCTTAGACACATCCCACTTAGGAATCTCACCGCTGTACAGCAAGGCGATTACCTGACGTAGAGATTTAGCCCAGCCTTCCTTACTGTCCTTCACAATGACTGTCGTGTCACTGTTAAACATGGTATCTGGCACTTCTGGTAGCTTGCTGATGAACTGTCGTTCTACAGAGAAGCCTACGCCTGTCCCACACAGTAGAATGAACATAGCCTCATCGAAGGACTTTGGATCATCTACTGGCAGGTAGGAGCAGTTATACCCTGCTGTGTTGTCACGGTCAAGGGCTGGACCCGCAGTCATCAAGGCCCGCATGGAAGGCATGATCTCTAGGCCAGTGATGGCGTCCTTAAGGTCGTAGTAGGTATCAGCGTCAAGGATTTCATCCAATGCTTTACCTACTACATTCTCCATGTAGCGGCCTACCGTCTCACCCCAATTCTCACGGCGACTTTCATCGTCAAGCCAACGGGCGTAACGAGATGTGTGAATGAAGGCTTGGTAGTCTGTGGGCAGGTAGTTAGATTTCATTCGAGTAGTCCTTTTTAGGTTTATTATATAGACGGTCCATCATGGTCTGTGGCACACACAGGTCTCTTAACTTAGCTTCGGCACGTTCTAGATCAATGCGACCCTCATGGTATTGGTTAATTATGCTATCTGCTGTGAGTACCCAAGCCGGGATTATGTTGGTAAAGCTCATAAGTCAAAGGCCAACTTTACAGCTACGATAGCTGCCCACACCTTTAGTGCGTTAATCGTGTTGAACCCAAAGTCCACGAACAAGCCAATGACAAAGGTAGCATAGATAGCTACAATAAAGGCTAGGCAGATAGATGCTGCAATCTCCCCCAGCAATTCCCCTATATCCTTGTCGTTCATACCAAGTCCCCCAGATCGACTTTAGGGTAATCCTTGTTCTTAAGAATCTTGCCATCGTCACGCCGCTTTACAGTGCCATCGGGTTGTATACATCGGCCTACATTGTTGTCGTGTACACGTTGAAGAGCTTCATCTAAGTCCCACCCCATTGCATTAGCATAGCCGTAGATCACATACAGTAGGTCTGCCAACTCTTTTAGTTGAGGCTCTTGTGATCCGTGCAGGTACTCAGACATCCACTCCTTATACTCCTCTATGATAAGAGAAGCGTACAGGGTCTTATTGGGTACCTGACCTGTTAGGCGACTAAACTCTTTAACCATAGCCATAGGAGGCTTAGGTGCTGGTGGTGCAGTGTAGTAGTCTACACCCAAGTCTTCCATATCTTGTCGGGTAATCATCTATACCTCTCTTCCATAAAACTCTGTAGGCTCAAAAGCCTTGTTTGCGTCAAACAGATACCAACAGGCATCCTCTTTACCTACACCCTTGCTGTCCTCCACCCACTTAACACGACCAACAGACACCACCTTAGTGCAGTAAGTCATAAGTGCTGCTGACTGCTTAGTGTGCATCCAGTTAGCATCGAACAATAACCACGTAGGTGCTAAATCCATACAGTGTTCGATAAGGGGGTGCAACACCTTTCTGTCCCAAGGCGGGTTAGTGATGATGTAGTCTACAGCACCCTCTGGGCAGTGAAGGTCAAAGACATCTAGTTTGTAGATTGCCTTAGCCATAGGCTCAATATCACATGCGAACCTACACTTACCTAACCCATCCGTCAAATCACTTATGTGCTTGATTAGACGACCATCACCAGCACAAGGCTCTATGTAAGTGAAGGGCTTGTGTGCTACGTGATCTATGAGGGGTTCAACAGCCTTAACTGGTGTAGGGTAGTAATCTCTGGGCTTCCTTTCAAAGTCAGAATACTTACCCATCCCAGTCTTCAATCTCCAACGGTTCAATGTTGGTGTCGAAGTATCGCTTTAGTTGGTAAGCCTCGTCTAACGTAGAGTACCACATATTACAGAAACCCATCTCACCATCTACTTCTAGCCGAACCACAACCATAAACTCCCAGTCGTCCTCTACACCCTCGTTCCACAACTCCTCTTCCGGGAAGTCGTCACGAGAGATAGGCCCCTCAACTACACCCCAAATCTTAGCCTTGCTGGGTGCATCTTCTGGCTCATCAAGCCACTTCCTGAGGGCAGACTTAATCTTCTTTAGGACACTCATTCAACCAATCCTCCGGTATAAGTTTATCGGAATATTTGAACCCGTTCTTATCACACCAATCCCCGTATGTCGTTTTAGAGCCTTTGTTTATCTTTGCCCTAGAGTTAGAGAACACAAACCGAATGTCAAGGTCTGGTCGTTGTTTCTTGACTAGGAGGTGTTTCTTTCTGTCTGCTGTAAGAAACCTACCTTTAGTCTCAACAATGATGCCATTGCTCAGTATCCTAAAGTCGGGTGTGTACTTTCGTTTCTCATGTACCTCATACTCAATCTTAAGTACCTCATACTCGAAAGACACACCCAAGTCTTTAAGTTGTTTGGAGACCCTATCCTCTAGCCCTGACCTGTATCCGTGCTTGATGCCGTTGGCGGTTGCCATAGCTCTCCCTCTTTCCTACGTAGCCACAAAAGTCGTGCGTTCTCAATGACACGTTCTTCGTCGCCATCGTATGCTTTTAACACAACATCCCACATCTGGTCCTCAGTCTTACAACCTGCAAGCATCTTAGCAGCCTTAACTGCACCGACCCTGAACAGACCTATGATGTTATCTGCTGCATCACCAGTTAGGATTTGAGTATAGAAGAACAACATCCCGTCAAACTCTGAGACCTCTTTCCACTCTCGCCTATTGAAGTTGAAGTGACGACAAGGAATTTGTAGCATGTCCTTATCAATAGAAGCCACCACGGTGTCAGGACCGTACTTTGTAGCTGCTATAGCAATAAGATCGTCAGCTTCCTCACCGTCACTTACAACTGCACCCCACTTGTTCACTAGGTGATCCCTAGCTACACCCAAGTGCTTAGGCTTCTCTACTGTCTTCCTGTTCCCCTTGTAGGGGGCAGACTTGGCAATATCAAAGCGGAAGTTAGTCCTACCTGTTAGAAACACTTCATAGTCAGAAGGGTCAGGGAACATGAGGGTCTCCCCAAGGACATACTCTATAAGGTCATCAGCCTTACGTTTTGCATCCTTGGGGAGTAGGTCTTGAGTAGAAAAGGCTGCACGATAAGCAATAATGTCACCGTCGATCAGCACTTTTCCTTCAATCATCAGAAGTTATAACCCCACCATTCGTTGCCGTTATCGGATGTAAACCCTGCGTCAGTGACGTAGGTATAGCCAGTGGCGTTAGCAAAGAACACCATAGCTTGAGCAAAGGAGGTCATGTCGTCTACACCCTCACGGATGTATGTGACTTCCTCCTCCCCTGTGTCCATCATCCTCATCGAAGACTGCTGTAAGCACCAACTTCATTACGCTGCATCCATGTTAAAGAGTTCATCGTCAGGGTTAGCCACATATGTATCCTCGTAAGGAATGTGGTCAGTGACACCCAAGTTAATCAAACGGACACCAGCACCTTTAGAGTACGTTTCAAACTGCACTTTAGCTCGTGTGCCATTACCCAGAGGTCCATCGTCTTCAAAGGACCACCACCGCTTGTTCTCAACACCCTCAGTCAGGTTAACGACCCCAACAGGACCACCGTAGTTCACGTCAACCTTACCGTTCTTATTCTCGAAGGTCTTGATGTTGTCTGGCACTGGACGCTTCAGCTTCATGTACATGCCAATACCGTAGTCTTGATTGCCCTGAAGGATGCGATCAGAGTTCATCGGGTTAGGGTCGAGACCGTCAGCAAGTAGTTGGTCAATCTGATCTTGCTCGGTGAAGTATGCGTTCACTACATACTGCCCACCCTTTTGAGCTACAGCTTGAGCAACACGGTTGCCATCAGGGTTTCCCATGTCTGCGTTCTCTTTGAACACTTTAGCGTATTCGAGAACCATATCCATCGTGTATTTAGCCATTGTCGGGTTCCTTCTCTTGGCTGTGTATTATACTATAGGCACCCAAAACAGTAAAAGTAAAGCTGGA